CCTCCAACCCCTGGAGCGTTAGCTCCAGGGGACCCAGCCAACTTTGTAACTGAGGACCCCATCGCGAGGTATAACCCCCTCGACAGGCGGAACACGTCCATTAACAGGCGTGCCCACATTCCCAGCGCCATAAGTCGCGCAAGCTAGGACTACTCCGGGATCGAACCTGGCATAAGGTTGTAATCTATGCCGACTGGCTCGGAAGCACCGGAGGTACCGTATCCCGTTTCTTGTTCGGGTATCCCATCTCTCTTGTTCATCGTGGATAACGATGTCTCCAAGCGCCACTGGACCTCTTGCCTTCCTGACGGAAGTTGGGAGTAAGTCCAGAGCGCGTAGCCAAGGGCGCCGGCTAATATAATAGCCAACGCCTTCCAGCCGAAGAGAGAGAGCTTGAATCCCGTTGAGGTACGAGATAATTCTACTTGGTCCATCTAGGTCTTTCTTCAAAAAGTAAGGCCGAACAGGGTAACCACTGTAGTAGTCCCCGCCACAACTTTCTCTGAAAGGAAAACTTCCAAAGAAACTTTTCTCCAAATTGACCGTGAACCCGCAGAAGCTGAGTAACGCAGTGAGGTCGCCGGTGCAATCATCCGGGAGGATGATATCATCACCAAACACAAATACGTCCATGCCTAGGTAGCCGGGATGGCCCCTTAGACGTGCAACGTACAAGGCTAACGCTGAGAAAATCAGCGTTTCGAGCTCAAAGGTGTAACCGTTACCCATGCTCGAGAATTTCTCGAGCTTAACCCAATGCCCGTTTAACCGGGTTTTCGGTGACCTGAGGTCCGCAAGGGCCTCATACCACCTATGGGGTAGCAGCAACTTGACAAGGTTGCACGCTACGGTGTCGCTTGCATTTGAGAGATCAAGAGTAGCAAACTCTTGCGTCACACTTGAGACCGCGGCAGTCTGCCGATGAATCTCCTGTGCGACGTCGAGGTTCCAGCCGAAGGAGTAATCTCCTTTCTGTTTGAGACGATTGCGAATCGCCTTTCCGAGACCGAGTTGATAGAACACATTGATCGACGGCTCTACAGCTATCGATCGATCTATCGCGGCAGTTTTCGGAACTGAAGCGTACCGGTTACCCGGCACAAACTCGAGCTCCCCGTGACGGGCGCATAATTCGCTACCCCACTGTGTGCCCAGCCATTGAGGCAAGTACCACACAGCGTCACGTGTCAGAGTTGGGTTGGATGCCATTTTATGAGGTATAGTGGCAAACTCACTCAGATCAGCAAACGTCGCTCCGGGGCCATGTCGACCATCTACTAACGTAGGTGGCGATTCTCCAATGAGTGAACGGATTATTTTCCGACACCCAAGCAAATGCTTGAGTATCGCAGGCTCAACATCCACTGAATTGCGAAATTCAGGGAGGTATCGCCCGATCCGTTCATTGGTCCTGAAGCATGCCCGTTCTCCCTCCCACCACTTGTCGAGAGTCCGGTCTCTCCGCGTCTTTGCAGACGACGGTAACGACTCGAATTTCTTCAAGATGGAAACGGCGGCTGCATCACGCAGATAGCCGTGTGGGGTAAGGTAACGACGTGGACTTACCGAAAGAACAGATAAGTCCTCCCATTGCCTATTGCGTATCAATAAAGATACACCTAGTGCGAATGGGGTGCTGAGGTCCTCCAAGAAGGTCAAGACTAGGTGCACCAGATCATCTGGTAACGCCTCTGGTTTCATGGGATCTCCTAAGAAATTTGCAAAATTAGCAAAATTTCAAACTGGTTACATCACGTGGGTGCGTAACCGGCGGCAAGAGCCTGTTTGAGCAAAACGGATGCCAGGAGGTTACCCCCCTGATACGCCGCCTCATTCAGCCAGGAAGCCGGGATACCCTGCGGGAGTGTCACCACCCCCGAAAAAACCACTCGGTCTTTAGCCGAGTACAGCGTCGTGGTCGAGTCCTGGGTAGCATAGGGGAAAGCAATGTTAAACAATGCTTGCCTAGCCGTCCGGGGTCCGTTCCACTTCGTTGCGAGGGACAACTGCGAGCGCATGCCCACAGGAAGTCCAGCGGTGTTGCCAGTGTCTTGACGCCACACAGCGGGAATACCTTCACCGCCCGACCCAGTAAGCTGGTCGAAAACGATGTCGGTGACACCATCAAACTTTTTGATGGTGATAGAGGCCATAGTTGGCATGTTAACCTTTAATTAAGGATTTAAGACTATCGAACCAATTGGGTGAGAACGGCGGCAGCATTCGCTGCACGTTGCCATCCCCAGAGCCTAAAGGGGCGTACAATGATTTGCGACTCTACAATCGCAAGTCTTCTTCGGACATACCAACCAGTACCAGTGCTCGACCACGTCTGAGGTGAATCGTAGATGTTGCGATTGAACTTAGTCCAAGCGCGTACTGTTCCGTATGTCGTATACGGGTTTGTAACCGTAAGCCCGAGCCAGTCAGTTCCAGAATTTAAGAACTGTCCAACGCTCGCAAACCAATCAACCACGAACGAGAAAGGAATTAACTCCCAAATCAACGTCGCTGGGTTGGCTAAACCCAAGTTGTTGGCGAGATAGAGATTAGGATTGTTTACCTTAACCTCACATCCCATTGTGCAGAAATCAGTTCCCGATACATCGTACGCAGTGATGATGTTCCCCGAACGTGAATCCGATCTTGCGACCGAATACGTTCGAGAAGCTTTTACACGCGTTGCCTTAATCGGGTTCTGTAGAAGGTCCACGGTACTGTATATATCCTCCACGAGTGGTTTCCACCCGAAAGAATATTCCAGCCACGTGTCGGCCACTGACTTAGCGGGAGACTTGCGTCTCCCGTTGATGCCAAGTGAGCGAGCAATGGCGGACGGGTTCCTTGTGAGAACCGCCCGCGCGAAGCGACTCAACTGTACAAGCCTCTGAGACATCATCCCCAAAGACTGACTGTACTCTGCAAAGTTAACCGACCAGAGCGCTTGATCGCTGACCTTGCCTCGAAGTTTTGAGGCCGTGTCATTGATGGCATACTGGTAACTACTTTGGCTGTTGGACATTACATTCGTGAACTGATCACTTTGCGAAACATAATAACCCGGACGGGTCATTATGCCGACTCGACGACCATACCCCGTGTAATCAAGGGGTCGGTCGATCGGTCGAGCTTGGCGATAGCCACGTTTAGAAGTGTCGTAGAGCCCAGTAGGGGAGCCTGTCGTTTTAATGACCGGCCCAGTCACGGGTAACACCACGGTGATGAACTCCATGGGATAGAGAGGACTGCTGTAGAGCAATCCAGTACGAGCCCGAACGTATTGTATCGGGGATGGCATATACCAAGCCATCTGTCAATATAGCCTCATTACCTGTCTGGTAATAAGTATTGACACTAGGATGCAAGGCCCTTCTAAGTGGCCTAGTTAAGTCTGAAGAAGACGCATCCTGAAGGAACCCCGCGAGGGG